GTAATTAATTTAAAAGAAGGCGATGCCGCCCTCATAGTTCACACAAACGTGGATGGTATGGGCAGTTATGACCTAGAGATATGCTACAATTTTAGCCCTAGTTCTTTACATCCTGATGAAATGACATTTTATACTTTACTATTGCATGGAGTCTTGTATTATTCTATGTATGACCCAGATACTTTAGTTAGTGCAGGGTTTGAAGATATAAAACAATTACAAGAGAAAGTGACAATACATTGACTATAAAATTTAAAGATTTTGTTAATCATCCACCACATTACACAAATGGTGACATAGAGTGTATTGATGCCATGAAAGCTTCCATGTCTCATATAGAATTCTGTGGATATTTAAAAGGTAATGTGATTAAATATTTATGGAGATACAGAGATAAGGGTAAATCTCTTCAAGACATAGATAAAGCCCTTTGGTATTTAAATAGACTAAAAGAGGAACTAACATGCCAAGAGAAGACGTCAAAGTAGCTGTAAAGATAATAGCTAAAATTGATTCATCGGAGTTTACCCCCGACTTGGAGGAGCTTCCAGTGCTCTTAGAAGAATACATAGAAGACTTAATACACGAAGTCTCTGGTATAACAGTTAAAGACGTAACCGTAGAACAAAGATAGGAGAAGAAATGAATAACGCACTACCAACAGATTATCAACAGTTTATAGCAGTATCCAGATATGCCCGATGGCTACCTGAAGAGAACCGTAGAGAAACGTGGTTTGAAACAGTTAGCAGGTACACAGATTATGTATGTAGTAAAGCTGACATTGATACCGATACACGAGAAGAAATATGGGATGCTGTGTATCAATTACAAGTTATGCCATCTATGCGAGCTCTTATGACAGCCGGACCTGCCCTAGAGCGGGACAATACAGCAGGATACAACTGTTCTTACTTACCTATTGATGACCCCAAAGCTTTTGATGAAGCTATGTACATACTGTTATGTGGCACTGGTGTGGGTTTCTCTGTAGAGAGGCAGTACATATCTAAGCTACCAGAAGTTCCTGCAGAGTTAGTGGACGCAGATGAGACAATAGTTGTGAGTGACAGTAAAGAAGGATGGGCTAAGGCTCTGAGAAAGCTCATAAGTATGTTATATTCCGGTAAAGTCCCTGCTTGGGACGTATCTAAAGTTCGTCCGGCAGGAGCAAGGCTAGGTGTATTTGGTGGTAGGGCGTCTGGTCCTGCACCTTTAGTAGACCTGTTCTCATTCACAATAAAATTGTTTCGTGACAATGCAGGTCGTAAGCTGTCTAGCTACGACTGCCATAACTTAATGTGTAAGGTCGGCGAGGTTGTCGTCTCAGGGGGTGTTAGACGCTCCGCTATGATTAGCTTATCAAATCTCTCAGATGGGCGTATGCGCCACGCTAAGAGCGGCACATGGTGGGAAACAGCCCCACAGATGGCATTAGCTAATAACTCCGTGTCATACACCGATAAGCCGGATGGTGAAACCTTCTTACGTGAATGGACTTCACTTGTGGAAAGTAAATCTGGAGAGAGAGGTATATTCAATAGAATAGCTGCCCAGAAACAAGCAGAGAAGTACGGCAGACGTGATGCTAACTATGAGTTTGGTACTAATCCATGCTCTGAAATAATATTGCGTCCATATCAATTCTGTAACTTGACAGAAGTTGTAATAAAAGCTGATGACACTACTGCGTCGATAGGACGTAAAGTAGAGCTAGCCACCATCATGGGTACAATTCAATCCACGTTCACAAACTTTCCGTATTTACGAAAGATATGGAAAACTAACACAGAAGAAGAGAGACTCCTCGGTGTGTCACTAACTGGTATTATGGATTGTAAGTGGACTAATGGTAGAGGTGAAGAAGGTTTTCACTTATCCGAGTTCTTAGAAAAGATGAGGAGAAGAGCAGTTGAAACAAATCAAAGATGGTCAAAGATACTCGACATCCCAGAAAGTAAAGCGATTACGTGTGTCAAACCAAGCGGAACAGTATCACAGCTTGTTGACTCAAGCAGTGGCATTCACGCTCGTCATAGCCCTTATTATATTAGGACTGTGCGTGGTGACAATAAAGACCCTCTTACTCTATTCTTAAAAGAGCAGGGCGTCCCTAGCGAAGCGGATGTTATGAAACCGGATACACAAACTGTGTTTAGCTTTCCTATGAAGTCGCCTGATAACGCTGTTACTAGGCACGATATGACGGCTATAGAACAGCTAGAAATGTGGTTAGTGTACCAGAGACACTGGTGTGAGCACAAGCCTTCTGTTACTGTTACAGTTCGTGATGATGAGTGGATGGAAGTAGGAGCTTTTGTATACAAGCATTTTGACGAGATGTCTGGTGTGTCTTTTTTACCACACTCCGAACATACTTATCAGCAAGCACCCTATCAGGATTGCACAAAAGATGTATACGATAAGCTTAGCAGTGAATTCGGACATATAGATTGGGTTAAATTGCAGGACTACGAAAAAGAAGATACTACAAATTCTTCACAAACATTTGCGTGTAGTGGGGATTCATGCGAGATTGTTGACATAGGGGGATAACCATGAACAAAACAGCACCTAGCGTAAAAGACAGAAAGAAGTTTGACATTGACCTTGAGTATGGTAAGATACGTGAAACTCAGGTTCTTGACATGTTTGAGAACGCAAAGATTGAAGTTAAATCAGAGCGTGACATATGGCAAAAGTCTGGCAATATAGCGATAGAGTATGAATGTTATGGAAAACCATCAGGAATTAAAGCAACAGAATCAGACTACTGGTTTCACAATCTCTGCATTAACGACGAGACGTATGCGACACTTGTATTCCGGACTCCTTTTCTACGCCGTATTATTGACTCTCTTGACTACGTTAAAAGCGTAAAAGGGGGCGACCATATGGCATCTCGTATGTACTTACTTAATATACAGAAGTTATTTTCTTCTGATGTAATCAAGGCGGTAAAAGAAAATGTCAAGTAGAATACTTCATTTAACAAGCGATGTAGAGGTGCGCCTGATGCCCACGACTACAGGTGTTGCTATAAGTATCTTCGGTGAACACGAAACAGATTCACATGCTGTGTATCCGTGGGACGAGATGGTTAATAATCTTATAGGCGAACACGCTATACCAGTGTTGCGTAAGGATGACTACAGAGTCACGCCAGAGAGTCAACAGTTTCTTATGAATATTGGTAAGAGCATGAAAGCTCGTGGTCAAGAAATATTAGACAGGACAGAGAAGCTTACTGTTGTAGTGCCTGATTAACCTGTCAACAACTTCTTAGTTTGACGATTCAATTCACTAATAGGAATTTGGTCTCTTAGGTCAAATGGGTCGTCAACATTAGGACGCTCTTCTGAAATTTCACTTTCATCTTGGTCTGTTCTAGCATCCTTCTTTATTGCTATTTCTGTAACTATTTCAGCTAATGAGCCGTACCCAAAGAATGCTCTACTTAGAAAACTTCTTTGTTTCTTTTCGGGCTTGATTCCAGCTATGAAGTCTATAAGAGCCGGGGATGTGAATAGCTTACTTATTCTACCTTGTGCAGCTAAACGACCAACTCCCCCAAGAAGCTTCACGGCATCTATTGTGAATAGTTCTCCTATTATCTGAGCACCTGCAAGAGCGACACCTGCATCTCCTTTACCTAGACCTTCTAGTGCCATGCCTAGTTGGTGTATTCCATCTAAAAACTCTCTGTCAGTGTCACTAAACACTTTTTTCTCTGCTAAAACTTTACTTGATAAAATTTTACGCACAGCAGCTGAATACTGTTCTGTGTCCATGTAAAATTCATTTGCATCAAAGTAAGGTGAGTTCTTTAAGTTATGCCTAAATGCAACACCACCATTTGGGTCAAATAAATACTGTAGTATAGAGTCCTTTAGTTTACTAGGGTCAACTTCTGCTGCTAATAGCCTTCCTATTTCTGTATCAAAGTCCTCAGCATCAAACGCACCTTTTATTACTGGTGTTACTTTAGAATCTTTAGCGCCGTAACGCAGAGATTTCATGAAGTTATCGTCAAATATCTGCTCCATCTGTTCAGAAGTATTTAGTAAATATTCTTCTCTTTCTTTTGTTATATTAAGGAGATTCTTTTGACTTTGGTCCATGCCTTTAAGAAGCTTTTCAAAAGCGTCTGCCTTAGCCGGACTAGTTGCACGTATTTTTGTTTGATTAGCCAATACATCAAAAAGATATGCCTCAAAGTCTAGTCTTAAATCAGCATATGCTTTAGTAACACCGGTGCCATCAGCTTTAAACATATCTGTTTTGATATTGAAGTTCTTAGCTTCTTCGACTAATCGAGCCCCTTCTTTCTCTACGTACTCTCCCATATCCTTTACTCTTTGAAGGGTTGTAATTTTACCTCGTTTCATTGCAGCGCCATAAGCGCCTATCATTTCATTAAGTATTTCACCGGGGTCTTCGTTTATTTCTAAAGCATTTCTGAGTCGGTCCATTGCAGATATCTGATTGTCAGTTATACCTCTAATTTTTAATGTGTCTTTGTAAAACTCATTTGCGGCGTCCATAAGAGGTTTTATTTCAGCTATCTCTGCATCAAACTCTGCTGCGGTTTTAAAAGTTTTTTCTGGTCGTATTAAAGACTGTGGATTAACAATGGTGTCTAATAGCGTATTACGTAAATCCATAGCAATACGTCTTTCACCTGCCAACTCTTTTTTAGCAAATCTGCCGTAAGCTAACTTACCTAATACGATAGCGTATGTATGTAATATTTCAGCAGGTGTATCTATGTTGTCTGCAGTAAAGTTTTTAGGTAAAAAGTCTTTGTTTTCTTGTATGAAGGCATCTTTTGCTTTTCTTGATTGAAACATGTCTAGCTTTCCATCGGGGTCGCCTAGATTTCTTAACTCAGCAATAATTCTTTTAAGGTGGTAGTTTTCAGAAGCTTGCCCCTCTACTACAGTAAATGTAGTTTTTCCTTTAGCATCAACATTAGGAGCAATGACTTTTTCATCATATATTTTTCCTAACTTGTCCTTTAAAGGATTTAAGTCATACTTAACAGGTCCAAGCCTATCGAATACTTCTTTGTATTTTAGTTTTGCGTCAACGTATCTTAGTGCAGAGAATAGCTCGTCTAGTCCTCCAATGCTCCTAGCCATTGTATCAAAATCGCCT